GTAAATAATCAGTTAGATAATATTATGAACCGGTGGAATAGTGCACCTATTAATTGGAATAACCCGTGGGCGCGTGCTCAGTTTTCATCCCGTATGATGAACAGGAACTTAAATGCGTTGAAAGCAGGTAATCCGATTTCAGCCAGAACGGGTATGCCTACTAATCCTAATAAACCTGTGGCATTAGGCAGTGCTCATCCGTACGCGAGGTAAGTAATAGCATGGCAATAGCTAATCAGAATAATGTCGTTCAATTGGACTTACCTGAAGTTCCAATTGATGACGACATGCAGACATTGCTTCCGGAAGATCTGGAAGCGATGGTTGCGGAAGCAGGTACGGAGGATATCCTTACCGAGGAAGAGGCAGAGATTTTGCACGGGTCTAATACTTCAAGTGAAGTTAATAAGGCCCATTATGCAAACCTTGCTGCTGAGATGGACAAAAAGGAATTGGACAAAATCGCTCAGGATCTGATCGAGTTAGTTGAGCAGGATGATAACTCCCGCGCAGACTGGAACAAACGAGTCGAAAAGGGTATTAAAATTCTCGGTGTTGCCGGGAAGAACCCTGCGGGAGCTGATTTCGACGGTTCATCTGATGTGGTTCATCCTATATTGATGGAATCTGTAACTCAGTTTCAAGCAAGGGCCATTCAGGAAATGTGGCCAAGTGGTGGACCAGTAAGTACCCAGGTGTTAGGGCAGCAGACTCCAGAACGGATGGAACAGGCCGAACGTGTAGCAGATTATATGAATTATCTGTATACCGTTGGTATGCCGGAAGCGTTTACCGAAGAGGATAATATGCTTTTGCGTTTACCGATTTCAGGATCGTGTTTCAAAAAGATGTATTACGATACATTGAAGGATAGACTCACCAGTACATTTGTTGAGCCGGCTGATTTTATTGTTAGCTACCCGACTACTGATTTGAAGACATCTCCTAGATTTACGCATCGGATTCGTGAATATCAGTCCGATGTTAAAAAGAAGGAATCGACAGGGTATTACGTCGAAACTGACCCGGTTGATGTTAACAATGAGGATACAGATAAGCCTATTGTTATTGACGCGATTGATGATACTGAGGGTAAGGATCGTGTGACTTATGATGAGTCAGAAGATCGCGCTACTATGTATGAGGTTTATTGTGATTATGCTTTGAATGTTCCGGGTAATGACCAGGGAGGCAAAATCCTTGAGCCGTACATTATTACTATTGATAGGGATCAGCAGCGTGTCAAACGTATACAAAGAAATTGGAAACCTGATGACTCCCTCAAGTCTAAGCGTCTTTACTTTACTCACTATAAGTTTACTCCTGGCCTTGGGTTTTATGGTTATGGATTTCTACATCTCATCGGAGATCTCGCAGTCGCGGCAACAGGCGCTTTACGGTCCTTGCTTGATGCTGCAGGATTCGCGAATTTACAAGGTGGATTTAAAGCCCGTGACTCCAGAATAAATGGAGATGAGAAACCGATTGGGATGGGTGAATGGCGGGAAGTTGATTCGACTGCCGAAGAATTGAATAAAGCGTTTTTCCCTATTCCTTATAAGGAACCGTCTGCTACGTTATTTAATTTACTGGGTTATCTCGATGAGAAAGCATCTGAGATGGCCGGTATTACAGAGATGACTACCGGCGAGACGAATTCTAAGAATGCTCCGGTAGGTACCACTGCTATGTTGTTAGAGCAGGGTACCAAGGTATTTACATCTATACACAAGCGACTTCATGAAGCACATAAACTTGAATTCAAGATTATGGCTGAGTTGATTGAAGAATACATGCCAGATGATGGATATCCTTATTTGCTCGGGTCAAAAGAAGGTACCCTACTCCCCTCAGATTTTGATGATCGGATTGATGTTATTCCGGTATCAGATCCGAATGTAGCTAGTACGGCCCAGCGAGTTGCTAAAGCACAATCAGTCCTAGAGCTTAAGGGACAATTCCCTGATCTCATTAATGCCCGTGAAGCTGTGAAGCGTATGCTTCAGGCCATACAGGTTCCGGACATTGATGGATTGATTGGATCTGAAGAAGATATGATAGCCCAAATGCAGGAGGAAGCTGCTAAGGCAGAGGAGCAACGTCAATTAGACATGCGCCGACAGGAGTTAGAGCTTGATAAGATGGAAGCTGAGACTGAACGCTTACGTTCAGAAGCAGTTCAGCGAAATCTTGAGTCGATGACTACTGCTTTAGAAAGTGCTGCAGCTATTGGGTCAAATATTCAGTTGGTTCCATTGGCTGATGCGTTGCTTAAAGCGGCCGGCTTTGATGATTTGAGTTTAGCAGGACAGGACATAGATTTGCTAAGCCAACAGATACCTGAAGATATTCCTCCAGCTCCAGCTATACCTGGTGAACAATATGACGAATTCCCAGTTCCGGATGAAATGAAGGACATGGAAGATGGACTATTGCCCCCGGAAGAGGAATCCAACCCGCCTGAAATTGAATTAGGTATTGAAGGTGGTATGGATATGGAGCAACGTAATTTTACAACTACGGGTATGGGATCAGAATCTGGAGTGTGATACACTCATAACTTCCCCTGGATAGGCTTAGCGGCCGAACATTGTGGCATCGACAATTGCCGGGGGATTATTTATATTTTCGATGCACAGGACGGAGATGACGCCTGCTATGACACAATCAGCACTTACCGAAGAATATCTACATAAGTTAGATGAAGAACAAGAGATTCTAACTAATTATCTTGTAGCCGGAAAATGTAAGACATTTGACGAATACAGGAATTTCGTTGGTCAAATCAAAGGTATAGAACTTAGCAGGCGGCGTCTCCACGACACAATTAGAATGTATATGTCAGCGGAGAATATCGATGCCTAAAGAGTTTTCATTTGATGGTGATCAGTTAGATCCTAATCAAATCCCCAGACCTGCCACTTGGAAAATTGTTATTGCACCTATTAAGGTGGAAGATACTACCGACGGTGGGATTATCCTTACCCATGAAACTCAGAACCTACAGGAATCTGTTAGATTCGTAGGTCGAGTATTGGCTATGGGTCCGTTATGTTTCAAGCAGGATAGATTCAAACCTCACCCCGATGCACCACCAATTCCTACATGTAAGGTAGGTGATGTAATTATTACCGGTCAATATTCTGGGATTAAGGTTCCTTGTAAAATCCAGGGGCAAGAGCCGTTTGATCTCCGTATTGTTAACGATGATGAGATTGTCGGAATTATCGAAGATTTGTCAGTATTAAATGTATAGGAGCTAATCTATGGCTATAAATAATAAAGGTGAACAGGAACTTCCAGATGATTTTGATATGGATTTTCTAGATGATAAAAGTGCTTTGTTTGAGGAGGAAGAAGATGACTTCGAAGATGAAACCGGAACTGGAACCGAGTCTGAAGAAAAGGATGAGGGAGGGGATGGAGAAGGAGATGCAGAGACTCCTCTGGAAACAGAAGGGAGTGATGAAAAAGCAGCTAGTGGCGTATCAGAAGCAAGCGATGAAAGCGATGAGCCGAGCACTGAGGGAGAAACTACTGACCAACAGGGTGAGGAACAACCGGAAGCCAAGTCCGATGACCGCGAAGAATACAGTAAGAATGTGCAGAAACGGATTAATCGCGAGGTACGTAAGCGCGGCGATTTAGAACGTAAAAACGAAGAACTACAGCGCCGGCTTGATGCTATCGAAGGCAAGATGGAAGTTAACGATACTTCTAACCAAGCTGCTATTTTGTCTAATCGTATTCGAAACGCAACCGCTATCAAGAACAAGTATCTTGAAGACGGTGAGTATGCTAAAGCTTCGCAGGTCGATTCTGACATTATGGATATGAAAATAATGCAGCGCGACTTGGCTAAGCGTAAACAGCAGGCTGAAGACTTTGTTGCAAATCCTGATGACTATCGTGATCCTACCCAGGAACAGAGTCAACCAGAGATTCCTCAGATTCAGAAAGATTGGATTACCGGTAATAGACGTTTCCAAACTGACCCCGGTTATCAGGCGTATGTTAATGAAACGTACGATACTCTGTTAGATGAAGGATATGATCCTGAGCATAAGTCTCTTTACCAGGAATTGGACCGTCGTATCGGTAGAGTTCAGGCTAAGCCTGATACAAGTCAAGGTCAGGTCAAGAAGCGTCCGGAAGCTGCTCCTCCTCCTAATGCTGGAAAACAGACTACGGAGAAAAAGAATTCCAACAAGCTAACTGGGCAAGATATTTCTCAGATGAAACAGTGGGGATTAGATCCATCCGATCCTAAAGTTAGGAAGGAATGGTTACGCAACCGTAGTGCTAGCGCGGCTTAAACTTGACACAATTTTTGTAAAGGATATAATTATGAGTATTGAAAATGCTTCACGAGAGCAAAATTCTCGTGCCGCTGAAGAATTTCATCCAGAAGACGAAGAATTTTCTCCAGCTTTACTAAACACCAAGCACATGCCTCCACGCGAAGGAATGGAGCAACGGTGGATTAGAACAACCATTCAAGGTGAGGATGATCAGTCAAATGTATTCCGAGCAGTGAACCAAGGGTGGAAACCCCGGAAAGCTGATACGGTAACATTGGGTCAATTCGTTCCCACTATTAATTATCAAGGTGCGAATATCATCGGTATTCGAGGTATGATCCTGATGGAACGTCCGGTTGAAATGGGCGAGAAACAACGGGCATACTACGACAGGCAAGCAGATACCCAAATCGCTGCTGTCGAACAGAATATGCACAAGGTTCATGAGAAAGGATCTGGTCTCACCAGACCGGAATTTACTGAACGTAAGTCTAGTGTAAGCCGAGGAAAAATTGCCCCAGTTGCCCCAGACTAACGTTTTATTATTTATTTGTTAAAGGTGACTTAAAATGGCAAACGGTTTTAAAGCTCGTCGTCATGTCGGTGGTGGTTGCATGAGATTAGAGGGTCGTTCAATCGACACTACTTACGCTACTTCTATCTGGAATGGTGACATGGTGTCTCTGAACGGAGACAATGTGGAACAGGCTGCTACTAATACAACTATGGTTGGTACTTTCCTTGGTTGTAAATATGTAGAAGCTGACGGAACGGTTAAATTCTCTCCTTACTGGCCAGGTGTCAGTGATGGTAAGACTGAAATCGAAGCAATTACCATCGAAGACCCAGATGTATTGTATGTCGTAACTGACAGTACTGGTGCATTGGCAGTCGGTGATAACTGCGACTTACTGGATAACGGTAGTGAAGACCCAACTATTGGCGCTTCTAAAATGACTGTTACCACTTCTACTAACGCTGACTTTGTTGTTAAGCATATCGTTGATGCTGATAATGACTTAGTAGCTGTGGCAATTGTTTAAGGAGTTAAATAATGGGTACTATGACTAGAGCGCAGTTTGCCAAATTACTGCAGGATGGCTTGAATACAGTTTTCGGATTGGATTATAAGCAATATCCAGAAGAATGGCGCCATTGTTTCGATGTTGAATCTTCCAAGAAAGCTTTCGAAGAAGATCAGTTAGTAACTGGTTTTGGGGAAGCGGCTGTTAAAACTGAAGGTTCCGGTGTTGTGTATGATGAAGCCCAACAAGGTTGGACTGCGCGTTACGTGCATGAAACTATCGCCTTAGCTTTCCAGATTACTCAGGAAGCTATCGAAGATAATCTGTATATGTCTATGGGTTCCAAGTATGCTAAAGCGTTATCTCGCTCAATGCAGCATACCAAAGAAATCAAAGGCGCAGATATTTTCAATCGTGCTTTCGATACCAATTATAAAGGTGGTGACGGTCAACCTCTGTTGTCTGCTTCGCATCCATTAGTTGGTGGCGGTACTTATTCTAACTTGTTAGCTACTCCTGCTGACTTGTCTGAAACTGCCCTGGAAGATATCCTGATTCAAATGCGTAAAGCAGTTGATGACCGAGGTATTCCTTTAGCACTGAAAGCCAAGTCTTTAATTATTCCACCTGATTTGGAATATGTTGCTCATCGTATATTACGCTCTACCCTTCGTCCGGGTACTGCTGATAACGATGCCAACGCAATTAAAGATAAAGGTATTTTCGGTTCCGATCCTAAAGTCGTTACTCGTTTGACTAATGCATCTGCTTGGTTCATCAAGACCGATTGTATGGACGGATTGAAGCATATCAAACGTAAAGGTTTGAGCCGTAAAATGGATACCGATTTCGATAGTGGTAACTATCGCTATATGACTCGTGAACGTTACAGCTTCGGTTGGACCGATCCACGTACTCTGTACGGTAGCTAATAAGAATCTCTACTACCTTAGAGACCGAGAAGCCGATGTAGCTTTTAGTTGCATCGGCTTTTTTGTGTGTTATTATAAATATATACCGCTAGGTCTTATGTTAATTAATGAAGTAGCCAGTTCAACGTTAGTTGCGCTGGCTTTTTTATGCGACTATAATTGATGTTACATTAACGTGTTAAACGATTATTCTGGAGAATAAATAATGGGAACTACTACATATTCTGGTCCTTTGCGTGCTGGCCCTAAAGGTGTAACTGCAGGTACAGTAAAATTAGTTACTCTAATCGCATTTGACCCAACCCAAGCCTCTGCTGCCTCTGGGTTTGTCCTTCCTAAAGGTTCTATGATTCTTGGTGTTACGTCTCTCGGGGGTGCTACTGGTGGAACGAATCCAACGGTTGATGTCGGTATTTCAGGCGCAACCGATTCAATTTCTAACGAAGTGGACGCTGATACTGCCGGTGGTACTGGTACTCTTGGTGCCAATGCTCTTGTTGAGCTTGCCGCTGATACTCCTATTTGGGTGGGCGTTGGTGATTCTCCTGCTACTGGAGGAACTACTACAGTAGCTATTGAGTATATCCAAGTTGATTCAAAACTGGGAGTAAATAACTAATGGCGACATTGAATGTTAAAGGCGTTCAAGCTGTTGGTTTCCCGGTAAACACTACCGTTACTGCACCTGATGGCAATACCTATGTGGCTATTGCCAATCAGTGGTATGGCGTTCCTTATAACCAGGGTGACAATATGACTGTTAGCCCTGCTGGAACTGCTATGTGTATGCTGACTGGTAAACATCTTACCAGATCATCCGGTCAACTTTTACAGGTTATGACAGTAGACGCAGTACGTACTTCTGTTTAATCGAGGGGTACTCCATGTCAACTGGGCAACAGCTTATAGATATAATGCGTGAGGATTATTTGTCCGACACGTTTGATGGTATCGATACGGCTACTCCTGCAGAAATTGCAGAGAATGCCTTATGGACAGATACCCAATTATTACGATATTTAACCGAGGCTCAAGAAGAGGTATGCTTGCGAACCAGAGCGTTTGCGAGTGATACCATGACCATTGCTTTAGCCGATGCTACACAGAGCTATACAATCGACCCAAAGATAATTCAGCTTCATCGTTTGTATTTCAATAAAAAAGAATACGAGCATACTTCTCGTACGATGATGGATGTTAACGCTCCCCAGTGGAAAGAAAGTCCTGAATCTGGTCTTAGAGATAACGAAGTATTTTTCTTTATCCGTGGTCGTAAGTTAACTCTTTCTCGTGTTCCGGATACAGTAGATATTGGCATTGCACCTACTCTAGAACTAGAAGTTTACAGATTACCGATTAACGAGGTGACAGTGGGAGCTGAACTTGAGATCCCAACGCAGATGCATAAAAATGTTATTTGGTATGCACTGCACCTGGCTTATCTCAAACACGATGCAGATACATATGATCCTAAGCGGTCAGATCAGTATTTACTCAAGTTTGAAAGAGCATTCGGTCCCAAGGTTGATCATCGTACATTAATGCATCAACTAGAAACGCCAAGGCGAAACGGTAGATTATCTCCAGCTTCGTATACCAAAAGTATGCGTAAAGATACGGGAACGGATGCTGACTGGGATGAAACTTGGTAGGAGCATATAATGCAGTTAAATTTAGGAATTACTATAGGGGTATCAGGATCGGGAAGCGTTCCTCCACCAGTGGTTGATACTTATTATTTTTTCGATATACCAGGGGATGAACCACCAGGGTATATGGCGTGGGAAGACACAGAGGGATAATTTATGACCTTACTCGCAAACAGAATTAAAGAAACAGGCTCCGGAGGTTTAGGTGCGATTACCCTATCCGGAGCCGTGTCTACTTTCAGAGCTTTTCCTGATGGAACTCAGAATTACACAATACTAGCTTCTACCGGTGAATGGGAAGTCGGTGAAGGTATTGTCTCGGGTGGTGCATTAACCAGATCTACTATCTATGAAAATCATTTAGGTACTCAGGCAGCCGTAGACTTTACAGCTAAGTCTATACAAATAGCATCAACTGTTACCATACAAGAATTTGCCCAGTTTGTATCAGCTTCTAAGTTTGGGGAATATACCCCTTTTTGGAATGGTATGACAGATTCCAGCTTGGATATTACTATTACTTCTAACGGTACAGTTGTTACATTAGCTGTTGAAAAAGCCGGTGGCGGTGATTTTAAAGTTTTGCTGAATAATATTGAATATACTGTTGATGCTACTCCGGCACAGACTATTGCCTTAACTGCTGGTAGTGATACTAGTCCTACTGAAAATTATGTTTGGTACCAAGACAACGCTGGTACCCCAACACTTACTGTCGGTACATCCGGATGGCCAGGTCTTCAGCATGCCAAGATAGCAACTATTGTTGTTCAAAGTGCTGCTGATGTACAGACTGATGGCGTATATAAAATGCACGCTTGGTCTGACCATAATGCCAATCATATACAGCATATTAATTTCTGGATTCGTAGTCAACCAGCTACATGGTTATCAGGAGTAGGTTTAACGCTTACTCAAGATACTGGACCTAACCCAGACAGTATTACTGTGGCAACTGCGGCAGGTCAAATGTTGCAGTTACATGAGCATGCTGTACCTGCGTTTGATACTGCAGTATCAGATAATATCCATGTGGTTAACGATTTCACTACTCCTTATACTGAGGTTACAAATCTAAACCAAATCCTTACGGATGCAGTAGGTAATTCCTTACAGTCTAATAACATACGTTTTAGTTTTGTACTATGGGCTGTAGCTTCTGAAGATCCTGGGGATAGTAAATTATTCTTGAATGTACCAAATGGCGTATATACTAATGACTCCGATGCTATCGCTGATGTAGACAAACAAACTGTTTATAGTATTCCTACTATATATCGCGGTTCTGCATTCTTAATCGCTCGATTGACTTACCGGTATAATTCTACCGGTGGGTCTTATACGCTTATCGATAACACAGATTTAAGGGGAGTAACCCCTGGCGTTGCAGGCGGTGCCGCAGGTTCTGGTTCAACGACTTTTGTCGATAATACTTTTACGGTTGAAAACGTATTAGATACCACTAAAAAGATTGCTATGGATGCAGGTAGTATTACGGCTGGAAACACTCGTACTATTACTATGGCAGACCAGGATATTAACCTAACTCCGGGTATTGATTTCGCTAAGGTCAATACTTTTTACACGGACCAACAGGCGTTTCGTGGGAACATTCCACACGATGTTTATAACTGGGCTTCTCCTACCGTAACTAATGTAAAAGCACATTCGTTTACTCATGTAGAGGAAACTGGGCATACGATTACGCTGACCCCGTCTAATCATGTTATTTTAACGGAAGGTGCTAATACTACCGATATTATCGGTATTGACGTAGACCCTGGTAATCCAGATGCCTTTACGGAAACTAAGTATACGCTTTCCGGCGTAGCTGGAAATACTGTTATCAGTGCGCGTGATTCGGTACATGGTATTCGTATTAATGACGAACACTTTGCTGTATTGCACGGTGATAATGGTTATTTAGCACCTTACGCTTTTAACTATATTGCTATCTACAGACGCCAACCAAATACTGCTCCTGTATTGGCAGCTAGTATTGCTTTACCGTCTGAGCATTTATCTACTGGTATGCAGCAGCTTGTGGATTACAACAGTATTCCATTGTTGGTCGGTGAATCAGCTACCGGTAGCCGTGGTGATTTATCGATTACTTCGCTTTATTTCAATGGCGTTGATACCGTCGATACGTTATACGAAAATCGTATCCATAATTTCTCGACTCGTTTACTTCCGGCTTCGAAAGCTGAGCGATATCCGCCTCAGTTGTTTTTCCCTGCCGGTGAGTTTTTAGTATTCGTTGGTGATTTAGTAGGTTCTGCTTCTACGTCCCAAACTGCTACCATGACCTGGGTTAATCCTTTTGAAGCCTCAAATACATCATCTGATTACTCTTCTAGACAGCAATTAGTCTATGACGCTGGTGCTGGCAAAGCGATTAACATGAAGATGAACTGGGTCCGGATGGGCGACGGTCTTCATGTCGTTGTTTCATTAGGTACCTACACAGTAGCTGGTGCGGTGATCGGTGATTTCATCATGGCTTCCATGAAATATACCGCCGATGGTGTTACCTTAGTACAGGCTTATGATGTTGCTACTCCAACTGCTACCCTTCAATATGATGCTGGTAATAGCCATGTACTGAATGTAGAAGGTGATACTCTTATCACTATGAACGAGACTTGGTTGCCTGGTGATATTTGGAACGAACGTTTAGATATTGTCACTATGGCTACGGACGGTACGCTTTCCAGTACAGTTGCTCAGGACCAAGGAC